GGGGGGGGGGAGGTCACCACCCTTGATTTAAGTTTTGCAGGGGCAGGAGAAACTACCGTAGTAATGGTTGAATCTATTACCTATAAGTACATCAATGGTAACTTAGCTCAAGAATATGCTGCTAATTGGAAAGTGGAATCTCAGAATTTACCCTCAGGTAGTACTATTAAGACTTCTGAGGTTCCTTCCCAATTAACCATTACAGTACCAGCTAATAATACCTCTTCCACTCGAAGTGGTAAGATAGTACTTCTCCAACCTGCATCCGGTAAGAGGATTACCCTTAATTACTCTCAGGTTCCTCAGAGATATATAATCTCAACTAAATATTTCTGTGTAGGTAATCCGGATAATGGAAACTATATCTATGATGCCAACACAGAAACTTATGAAACCCATGTAGATTCAACTATATCCAGAATGATTTTCGAGGTTTTCAAATCAGATATCTATTCTGATGGTACTATCGAAACTGAAGGAATGGGAACTACTGATACCTTTGAGATATCTCAACAAGGTCCCTTTAATGGTGGTTTCTCCATAGCTTCAGACCAAACTCAAGGTACTGATTCTATGATAATCTCTACTAAGGGAGGAAGTTCCGGAACTTATTTTGGATGGTTTTATATACGATTTAGTTATGGGGACATTATAGTTAGTAACAGAATTGACATGTATCAATATTAAAAGAAAGATATGGAAAATTTAAATCCCCCCCCCCTAAATCTGGTATTTAGTACCAGAGCCGCATCTCAGGAAATAACAGTACCTTCAGATGCAACCAAAAAGACCTTTACCATTCACTCATATAGAGATACTGTAGTGAATGGTAAAGTATCTAAGTCAGATATTATTGACTTTACTACAAGTATCACATATGACCCACCAATCTCATCAAGTAATGCTTGGGTTTTTACTAAGAAGACATCAAATGATGCAGTATCTTACAATTTAGAAGTAGACATTTCTGCAAACTCAGGTTCTTCAAGTAGAGCAGCCACTATCACTCTTACCCAAGCCACTACTGGTAAAGTTATCACTATCACAATCACTCAGAAGGCAGTAGATATCCCAATGTATGTAGAAATATGGGGTAGGTATGATAAGAACTCTATAACTACATATAAAGACTTACCCTATATCTTAAACTATAATGGTCAATATGTAACTTCAGGTACCTTACCTGCATCTCAAGATGAATATTTACTTATACCTGTAACTAAGGTCCCTTGGTCTGATAATGGTTCATATACAGAACCCACTGCTATATTCGAGCTCTACTTAAAAGGTAGTCAATTGGTACCTTATTCTGATTTCTATTTTAATATGAGTCTCTATGATGCTCAAGGTTTATTTTATGGTTGTGATAGAGAATATTCTCAAGCCATTAATTATAAGATAGATACAGTAGACCCATCCGATTGGACTCCCTCTGGTTCCTATAGTCATGGTTCTATTACCGTTAAAAAAGGAAACCTTTCTCCTTCAGATTTCTCCGGAGGTATACTTATAGAACTTATACTGGGCAATAAGATAAACGGATATGTTAAAAGGGTTATGCTTAGAATCAAGATTAATTAGTCAAAGCCATTAGCATTGCAATTACCCAACATACAAGGGAGATGGTATATGCAAGGGAATATCTATGCCAAGGGTACCAGCCGGTAATATAAGAATCTACTTTTAATATTTGCGGATGTTCTTCTTCGAATTTCTTATCTTCTTCTCTAGAGGCATATTTATGCAATATAATTAAGGGAAGGAATACAAAGAATAATACAATAAGAACTGGGAGGCAGAGTAGGAGTATTACCTCCCACCCTTGCATTGATGACCCAGCATAATTACCATCTCTATCAAAAAAGTATCTCATACCAGTTTATGTTTTATGAATTTCAATAATAGGTAAATCGGAAATAAAGGTAGCAAAAACCAGACCGATAAGAATAATACCAGTGAATGCACCTTATGTGATTGAGGCAAGTATTCTAATGTTGCTTTTACAAAGAATACTGTGAACGGTAAGCATACCAGGTAAATTGTCAATATTACTGTAGTCATTGTTCCTCTTTGTTGAAGTATTTGTTAACAATCTTGGTAAACTTCTTATCGAATTCGATAAGTACTTCTACTTGTTCTTCCTTACTCATATTTCTGAGACCCTTATCCAGTATCTCGGAATTTCTCTTAATTGAGAAATATGCCTTGAATGCCTGAAAGTATTTCTCGTTTTCCTCGGTAAGAGGTAATACCTTTCCATCTTTCCCATCCAACCTTGCATAGATATCATCAGGACCCAAACTTCTAGCAACTTTTACTCGATTGCTTAAGATTGCAAACCCACCTTTCTTATCAATGGATTCTACTTTCACCTTCTCTACGATTTGTCTTTCTCCAAGTTGGAAGAGTAGTTCATCACCTTCACGGAGCTTTTTGATTTCTTTCTTTTCTTTTTTCATATCTAATTAGTTAATTAATTCTTTATGCAAATATACGAAATTTATTTTATATTATTGCATTATTAATCATATTTTTTATCTCATCCGAGGTAACTGTTTTGCGGTCCTGGAAGAGTTTCCATTCCATGGGAGAAAGGTATATACCATTTGGAGTATATAAATGTCTTAGATGCTCTGGAATAGTGCCCTGGTGAGACATGTTATTGTTATCAATAAACCAAACTTTGTTGGGGTAAGCATCGGTTATTACGGCCATATAATAACGAGTAGCTTCCAATTTTACTCTTGAGAAAGTACCCGTTTCAATTAGTAGATTTTGAAAGGGTTTTACTATCCAATGTTCCCAATTAGGAGTAACTACCGGGATTCTTGAGCTGTTGGTAGTACCACTATTGAAGTACTCTTTCCATAATTTCTCATCATATTCTTTCCTCTTTATCCAAAAACCACAACTAAAGCAAACGTGTTTCTTTGCCATCAACTGGGGTATCTCAAATGAGGATTCAAAATCATCCAGGTTGATTGGTTCTTTACATAGTTTGCACCGATTTTCATTCTTAATCTTCTCCATATTGCATTATATTTTAGAATTATATAGGATAATAGAACCAACTAACATCCCGAAAATGGGTTATAAGCAATACTTTCGTTACTAAAATTGAACCATTAAAACTGATAAGTTATGGATAAATTAACAAATGAGATGATTAGAGACCTTGCTAATCGCTTGGGTCTAGAACCAGCTCTACTCAAAGCTGTTCAAGTAGTAGAAGCAGCTGGTAGAGATGGATTTTTGGCTGACGGTAGACCTCAAATCCTCTTCGAAGGTCACATCATGTACAAGGAATTTCATAAAAAGTTCCCTGACAGAGATTTAGGTTATCTTTGCAAGAAGTATCCTACAGTATTTTTCCCTAAATGGGATAAATCGAAGTATCTCGGAGGTGTTCATGAGTACAAAAGACTCGAATTAGCCAAAGAAATTGACGAAGAATGTGCTTTAAAGTCTGCAAGTTGGGGAATGTTCCAGATCATGGGCTTCAATCACAATCTTTGTAGCTGTAAAGATGTCTATGAATTCGTTCATAAGATGTCAGAATCTCACGAAAAACAACTAGAATTGATGTACTACTTCATGAATACCTCTGGTTGTTTGAGGAATCTCAAGGAAAAGGACTGGGCAGGCTTTGCAAGAAAGTACAATGGTCCTGGATATGCACAAAATGCTTACGACCAAAAGCTAAGAAATTCTTACGAAAACTTCAAAGATAAGATATGAAAAGATGTCATTTTAACAGCTGGGTAGCAAAAGTATTCCTTTTCCCCAGTTACAAGGCAATTACCTTCCTCTATAACTCCTTCTTCAAGGATAAAGAAGAGGATTTATTGCAAGAGGATATTGATCACGAACGTACTCACCAAGTACAACAGATTGAGTGTACAATTGTGGGTCTGATTCTAGGAATCATTCTCTGCTCATTGGGTCTATCCTTCTGGTGGATTCCTATTCTTGGTTTGGGATTCTTTTACATTTGGTATGGAATCGAATATCTTATTATCATGTGCTTTGCCGGTTGGAACAAACAGAATGAGAGGTATCATGATGTAAGTTTCGAAGAGGAAGCTCACAATAATGATAAAGACCCATACTACTTGGAGAATCGTAAACCATTTGCATGGCTTAAGTACGTAAAATTGAGAAGTTATAAGAAATGAAGAATCTAAAGGTATTGGGAGTGTGCGCTGGACAGGGTGCACTCCTGTTCCCTTTTAAGAAAAATTTGTTAGGGAATATAGAGATTAGAGGAGTATTCCATACACCGGGCGAAGAACAATGGAAACTCAACTTTGGGGATATACCATTCTACAAGGGTTTCTGTTTACAAGAATTTGATGAGAAAGTAGATATCATAATTTCATCCCCAGACTGTGGTGCATCCTCAGTTATGAGGTTATCAAAAGTAAAGGAGTTGGGCAATCCCCAGGATAATCGTAGTCTTAATCTAGTAATTGCTGCAATATTAGAGTATAAACCTAAGGTATTTCTTATAGAAAATCTACCAAGACTACTATCCTTGCTACCCAAGGATTTCTTTGAGGAAACACTGAAAGACTATAAATTAGTTTTTCATGAAAGGTCAGTTTCTGACTATGGGAACTCTCAAGTGTCAAGGAAGAGATTACTCATCATTGGAGTTCATAAGAAGACCGGTAAGAAATACTTAAATGCTTTTGATGAAGTATTTAAAGTTAATGAACTAAAGACAACTAGAGAGTTGCTTAAGCCGCTAACGTTTAGCTCTGAAATTGATACTAACCAAATTCCATTTATGGCAAAAACCCTGGCAATGTATGACTATCGAAAGCTACCAGAGAAAAAGAATCTTACAGTAGCAAAGATACATAGACTCTGGGTTAGAGACTTCAACAAGGAAAAGAAGTGGCCTATCAAGACAACTAAGATGAGTACTCTCCCGGGAGTATATCGATTGGAAGATGATAAACCTCCATTAACCTTGAGACCTGCAGATAGGCAATTTAGACCAGATGGGTACCCATTGGGAGTTGAGGATTTCAAGGCAATCATGGGATTCCCAGAGAAATTTAAAATTTACCTCTACAAAACTACCAGAGGTGATACCTATGAAGGGGATTTTAAAAATCACCATTATTGGTTAAACAAGGCAAGGTACACAATTGCCAAGGGTTCGGTTTATGAGGTGGGGATTTGGTTTAAGAAATGCCTTAAACGGAATCACTAGTTTTAGCTTTATATAGAAAGTATTCTATATAAGTCCAAACACTGCCTTGAAATATATAGATATATAATATACTACGTATATATATCTATATATTTATCTGCGTATATATAGCTATCATATCATCTATATCAGTAGTAGTATATTGGGATATTATCTCACTACGTTCGATAAAGGTAATCGCTAAGCGATTACCGATTAGATAGTATGTTATTAATCGCGAACTTCCTAAAATTTTGAACCATGAAGAAATTAAAATGGGCCTTGTTCATTGTACTTCTAGGATTTACTATTTACCTTTGCTTCAGGAATTACAAACTGACTCGAGAAGTTTATTCTCTGAATCAAGCGGTCAATGAAATCCCAGATACAGTCTACTCAGACAAACCCTTCAAACCAGAGAAGAAGTACTCTGAAGAAACTCAACCAGGTAAAATCTTAGTTTACGATAACAAGAAGCAGTCAACTCTCTTTCCTGATTCCATAAGACAGCCAGTTATCAGTAAACAAGATTCCCTGGTTCAAGTTGTCTTAAAGAAGAATCAGTTGAACTTAAGTTTCCTGAATCAACAATTAGGAACTTATTCAACTAGACTATTCAATATCGATTTGGATAAGTACAACTACAACTGGTATGAGGGTCAATTAACTCGAAAGAAAGTTGCAAGGCTATCACTTAGTCCATACGTCTATGGCAAATACAGACCTTTCAATAATCTCTTCGATATGGGAGCTGGTCTTTCAATCAAGACTAAGAGATTTAATTACAAACTCGGGGTCAATACATTTTACTATCCGAAGATAAAATCTGGGATAGGTACTGACATCGAATTTCAAATAACGTATAACTTTTAGATATGGCAAAGACTATCTCAGAAATTCGAAATACTTTAACTCGAGAAGAGCTTGCAAACCTCTCAAGGGTTTCAGTAGATGTTTTCTATTTTAGCCTTTTCTGTAATGTGATACACCCAGTATTGGGAAAGGTAAGATTTGACCTATACCCATTCCAGAAATCAGTTCTGTATAATTTCATTGCCGAAAGATTTAACATCATCCTGAAATTTCGTCAGGCTGGTATTACAGAGCTTATTTCAATGTACTGCCTATGGTTGGCTATGTATCATCCTAACAAGAAGATTAACATCATCTCTATTAAGGACACCACAGCAAAGAAGGTACTGAAGAAAATAAAATTCATGTACAAGAACTTGCCATGGTACTTACAAACACCAATCATAAATGGTAGAACTGGAGAATATGGTTCTGCTTCAATGATAGAATTCGATAATGGTTCTTTCATTGAATCGATTCCGACCTCATCAGAAGCCGGTCGTTCTGAATCACTTTCACTCCTGGTAATTGACGAAGCAGCAGTAGTTCGGTGGGCAGCTCAGATTTGGGCAGCCGCATTCCCAACTCTATCCACCGGTGGTGCTGCTATCGTCAATTCAACTCCTTACGGTGTAGGTAACTTCTATCACTCAACTTGGGTAGATGCTATCGCTGGAGGAAACCCATTTAACCCAATCCGATTATACTGGCAAATGCACCCAGAACGAGATATCAATTGGTATAACCAGATGTCTTCTGCCCTGGGAGCTAAACGAACTGCCCAAGAGATTGATGGTGACTTCTTATCATCAGGTAACACAGTCTTCGACTTAGCTGACATAAAAGCTATCGAGGACTGCCTTAGTGATTACCCAGTGATAAAGAGAAGATTCAATGGTCAGTATAGGCAGTTCTGTGAACCAGAGGATGACAAGGAATATTTCATTGGTGCAGACGTTTCAACAGGTAGAGCTACTGACTACTCTTCATTTACCTGCATGGATAAGCAAGGAGAAGAACAATGTATATACAAGGGAAGAATGGCAGTGGGTACTTATGCTAAGTTACTTGGTGATACTGGGATGTTATTTAATCAAGCATTGATAGCTCCAGAATCCAATGACGTTGGTTTAGCAGTAACTTCTAAACTCCAGGATGAAGGTTATCCGAATTTGTATTACTACCAAAAGATGCTCAAGAAAAAGGGCAAAAGCCGACCAGAGATGGATAAGTCTCCAGGTTGGTTAACCACCACCAAGAATCGTTCAGTGATAATAGAGAACCTAGAAGAGGATATCCGAAATGATAATGTAATTATCAAAGACCCATTCTTCGTTCAAGAAGCTTATACCTTCATATATGATGGTATTGGTAGACCTGTTGCAATGGGTAAACACAGAGCAAATAACTCTGCAGTGGATGTAGACTTAGAAGGTGATGTATATTCCGATGATGACATCTTTGGGAAAGCAATCACTAATCACATAAGGAAAGGAAAAACTAACGTAATCGTACAACCAAGATGAAAAAGTACTTCAATTTTAATTGGGGTTGGGGCCGTAAAAAGGACCCTCCCAAGAATGATTCTTCCCAGAATAAGGAAGCAAAGCCATCTACTACTATCTCACCTGGTAGAGTCTCAGTTGACGATGATAGCGATAACTTAATAACATCATTACAAGGGTTAACTAAAATAGTTGAACCCTCTTTTCGTGTTGATGTAATACCTTTAATCAGAGATTTATACAAGGTAAATCCTGATATGGGAATTGCATTGCAGGATATGTTTAAGTTAGCTAACACCGGTCATACTGTAACTTTCCCTAATAATACCGATGCCGAAGCCTCTAAGATGAGAGAACATCTTAAAGAAGCTACTAAAGGTTGGACTCGGTATACGGCAGGTATAGATGGTCTGGTTAACAAAATGATTGTTCAACTTCTTGTAAGTGGGGCAATATCAGTAGAGGGAGTTCCAAATGATAAGCTTGATGGTTTGGCAACAGTATTATTCCTTAAGCCAGAATATATCAAGTTTAAACGTGAACTAAATGGAGTGTATTCTCCTTACCAGAAGAACAATAATTTCTGGATGAAGCAACAAGATTACATTAAGCTGAACCCAGAAACTTACTTCTATGTTGGTATGTTCAATGATACCGATGAACCTTATGGAGTTCCACCTTTCATGCCTGCATTGGATTCTTTAAAAGGTCAAAATGATATGAAGATTAACTTCAAACATATCATGGAGCTTTGTGGTATGGTTGGTTTTGTTGAAGCTAAGATGCAAAAATCTAACCAAAGACCCAATGAAAGTATTCAAGCCTATGAAGCTAGATTGAACCGAGAACTTAATTTACTTAAACGTAATATTCGGGATAGTATGAAAGATGGAGTAGTAGCTGGTTACATTGATGACCATGAATTCAAGCTCAACTCTACCACCAAAGAAATGGGTAATATAGAGAAGCCTTGGAATATGAATCAACAATCAGTTGCTAATGGCCTTGGAGTTAACGGTTCTATCATTGGGGTATCTGCCACTACTGGTGAAGGTGCAACGGGCATAATGCTGTCTAAGATGATTAGCCAGTTAAAAAATATACAAATGCTTGTTGCTTATGTATTGGAAAGACTTTATTCTCTAGAACTCCGTCTGGCAGGCTTTAATAATAAGGGGATGAAGATTGATTGGGGAACTTCTACAGTTTCTGATGAAGTCAAAATCCAACAAGGTCGTCAGTATAAGATACAGAACCTTGATTTGTTGTACAAAGCTGGTATCATTAGCCAGGAGCAATATGCTTGGGAAATGGGATACGATTCTCCTGATGAGGATGAACCAAGAGTTTCACTTGAGGACCAATTCTCTAAGGGTGGAGGTGACCCACAAGAAGGTACCAAGAAGAAACAAAGGCAGAATGATAAAAACCA